AGGCACGTATTTCGGCTTCACGATCGACGGCGACCACCGCTACCTGCTTGGCGACTTCACGGTCACGCACAACAGCGGCAAGACGATCATGCTGTCCGCGGTGGTGCGGGAGCGTCTGGCGGGGAGCACGGCCAAGGCGGCGGTGCTGGCGCATCGCGACGAGCTGACCGCCCAGAACCGGGCGAAGTTCGGCCGCGTCGCGCCCGGGATCACCACCTCGGTGGTGGATGCCGCGGCCAAGCGGTGGGACGGCCAGGTCACCTTCGCGATGGTGCCGACGCTGGCGCGGCCTGCCAATCTGGACGCGATGCCGGCGCTCGACCTGCTGGTGGTGGACGAGGCGCATCACGCGGTCGCGGACAGCTACCGCCGCATCATCGACCGCGCGCTCGAGCGCAATCCCCGCTGCCAGGTGCTCGGCGTCACGGCGACGCCGAACCGCGGCGACCGCCACGGCCTGCGCGCGGTGTTCTCGAACGTGGCGGATCAGATCCGGCTCGGCGAGCTGATCCGCTCCGGCCACCTGGTGCCGCCGCGCAGCTTCGTGATCGACGTGGGCGTGCAGGATGAGCTGCGCGCGGTGCGCCAGGCCGGCGACGACTTCGACATGACCCAGGTGGCGCAGGTGATGGATCGCGCGCCGGTCACCGAGGCAGTGATCCGGCACTGGCGCGAGCGGGCCGGCGAACGCCAGACCGTGGTGTTCTGCTCGACCGTCGAGCACGCGCGGCACGTCACCGCGGCGTTCAACGCGGCGAACGTGGCCGCGGTGCTGGTGACGGGCGAGATGCCGGAGGCGGAGCGGCGCGCGGTGCTGCGCGCCTATGCCGAAGGCGAGGCGCAGGTAGTGGTCAACGTCGCGGTGCTCACCGAGGGCTGGGACCACCCGCCCACCTCCTGCGTGGTGCTGCTGCGGCCGAGCTCGTTCAAGTCGACGATGATCCAGATGGTCGGGCGTGGCCTGCGCATGGTCGATCCGGGCGAGTTCCCGGGCGTGGTGAAGCGCGACTGCATCGTGCTCGACTTCGGCACGTCCTCGCTCATTCACGGCAGCCTGGAGCAGGACGTCGATCTCGACAGCGCGCCCGGCGAGGGCCCCGCGCCAACCAAGACCTGCCCGTCCTGCGAGGCCGAGATCCCGGTCTCGGCGATGGAGTGCCCGCTCTGCGGCCATGTGTTCGAGCCGCGCGAGGGGGCCGGTCCGCTCTCGGACTTCGTCATGACCGAGATCGATCTCCTGCGGCGGTCGAGCTTCCAGTGGTGCGACCTGTTCGGCGACGATGCGGCGCTGATCGCCAACGGCTTCCATGCCTGGGGCGGGATCTTCTTCCTGGACGGCGACTGGCATGCGGTCGGCGGCGGCAAGGGCGTGCCGACGAAGCTGCTGGCGATCGGCGAGCGCCTGGTCTGCCTGGCCGCCGCGGATGACTGGCTGAACGAGCACGAGACCGACGAGAGCGCGCACAAGAGCAAGCGCTGGTTGCGCGAGCCGCCGAGCGAGCGCCAGCTCGCCTTCCTGCCGCCGGAGTACCGCAGCGACCTCTCGCTGACGCGCTACCAGGCCTCGGCCTTGCTGACGTTCCGGTTCAACCGGAATGCCATCCGCACCCTGGTGCGGAATGCACGCGCCGGCGCCCTGCCCGAGGCAGCGTGATGCATGGCCCCGGAACCGCCCTGCGCCGTCTGCCGCCGTGCCGCGCGCGGCTTCCTCTGGTTCGATCCGACGGGTCGATCGCCACCGCGACCCACGGCCTCGTTCTGCGGCATGCCGTGCCAGCACCTCTGGACGCGGCTCGCGGCGCGGAGTGCCCCGGGCGTGGTTGACCTGACCGAGCAGGAGCGCGCGGCGATCCGCGCGGCGGTGCGTCCGCTCGCCGAGGTGATGGGCGAGATCGGCTGGGGCACGCGGCTTCAGGATCTCAGCGAGGCGCAGGTGCTGACGCTGATCGAGGTCGCGGTCGACGCCTTCCAAGCGGCCATGCGCGCGCTTGCCGAGAACGCTGTGCAGGACGAGGTGCCGTTTTGATGCTGGACTTCAACAGCCGCAGCGCCACCGCCCTGCACGTGAACGCGGCGATCGACGCGGCACTCGAGGCGCAGCATGCGGCCGAAGCACCGCGTGTCTATCTCGGCGGCTCACGGCTCGGTCACGCCTGCGAGCGGGCGCTCCAGTTCGAGTTGCTCAATGCGCCGAAGGACGACGGCGCGGGGTTCGAGGGCCGCACCTTGCGCATCTTCGCGATCGGCCACGCCTTGGAAGACCTGGCGGTCGCCTGGCTGCGCGCGGCCGGCTTCGATCTCTACACGCGGCGCGGCAACCGGCCGGATGGCGAGCAGTTCGGCTTCTCGGTCGCGGGCGGGCGCATCCGCGGCCATGTCGACGGCATTCTCGCCGGCGGCCCGCCGATCCCCGGCCTCGCGTTCCCGGCACTCTGGGAATGCAAGACCATGAACGCGCGGAGCTGGCGCGAGACCGCGGCCAAGGGCGTGGTCGCCACCAGGCCGGTCTACGCGGCGCAGATCGCAATCTACCAGGCCTACATGGAGGCGGCCGTGCCGGGCGTGGCGGACCACCCGGCGCTGTTCACCGCGATCAACAAGGACACGGCCGAGCTGCACCACGAGCTCGTCCCCTTCGATGCCGCGCTCGCCCAGCGCATGAGCGATCGCGCGGTCCGGGTGCTGCGCGCCTGCGAGGCGGGCGATCTGCTGCCGCGGGTGGCGCTCTCGCGTGACCATCAGGACTGCCGCCAGTGCGCCTGGGCGCAGCGGTGCTGGGGCCTGCCGGGATGACGCCCTGGGGCGACTTCAACGACGCCGCGATCCTGGAGGACGATGAGCCGGCCCCGCCCGCCGTCGACATCGCCGCGATCGCGCTCTTCCTCGACGCGGTGTTCGGCTACTGCGACGGACTGATCCCGGTCCGCGGCTTCGTCGACCAGGGCCAGGGGCTGGACACCCGGCCGCACAACGTCTGGATCCCGGCCGACACCTCGGCGCCGCAGCTGCTCGCGACCTACGCCGCCTGGGCGGCGCGCGAGGGCTGCGCGGTCTACGTCATCCCCGGCACGGTCGCCGAGCACGGCCAGGCGCGCGCCGAGCACGTGCAGCAGATTCAGACCGTGGTGGTCGATCTCGACGCCGGGGATATCACCGCAAAGCTGGATCATCTGGTCCGTCATCTCGGCGCACCGACCCTGCTGGTCGAGAGCGGCGGCCGCACCGCGGAGGGCGCGGCCAAGCTGCACGCGTGGTGGCGGCTGACCGAGCCCGCCGAGGGACAGGACGTCGCGCGCGTCGCGGCGTTGCGCGGTGAGATCGCCGACAAGGTCGGCGCCGATCCGCATTTCCGCTCCGCGCACCAGCCGATCCGCGTGCCCGGCACGGTGTACCGCAAGCATGGCGCGGCACGCCTCGTCGCCATCCGCAGCTGCGATCCGCGGCGCGAGGTCGATCTCGCCGAGTTCGCCGAGGCGGTCGCGGTCATGCCCGCGATGCCGGGCATCGATCCGGCGGCGGCGACGCCGCTGCGCGATCGCCCGAGCCTCGATGCCGTGCTCACCACGCCGGTGCGCGAGGGCGCGCAGGATGGCTGGACGCGCTTCCAGGGTGCGAGCGCGGCGATCGGCCACTTCGTGCGCATGGTGCATGACGGACGCCTCAGCGCCGACGAGGGCTGGGAGGCGATCTGCGGCTACAACGCTGGCTGCCTGCGTCCGCCCTGGCCGATCGAGCGGCTGCGCGCGGAGGCCGAGCGTCTCTGGGCGCTGCATCTGGAGCGCAACGGCCCGCCGCTGCTGCGCGCCGATGCGCCTGTGCCCAGCGTGCCGGCACACACGCTCGGCGCCCTGCTCGACGACACCTCGCCCATGCCCGACGACCTGATCGGACCGCGCGTGCTCACGCCCGGCGGCATGCTCGTGCTGGGCGGTGCGCCCAAGGTCGGCAAATCCGACTTCCTGATCAGCCTGCTGGTGCACGCCGCCGCCGGCGCACCGTTCCTGCGCTTCACGGCACCGAGGCCGCTGAGGGTGTTCTATCTGCAGGCGGAGATCCAGTACCACTACCTGCGCGAGCGGCTGCAGCAGCTCCGGCTCGACCCGGCAGTGATCGCGCGCGCCCGCGACACCCTCGTCGCAACACCGAAGCTCCGGCTGCTGCTCGACGAGCAGGGCCTCGCAACGGTCGCCTCCGCGATCCGCCAGGCCTTCCCCGGCGCAGCGCCGGACGTGATCTGCATCGATCCGATCCGCAACCTGTTCGACGGCGGCCCCGGCGGCGAGGGCGAGAACGACAACGCCGCGATGCTGTTCTTCCTGCAGAGCCGCGTCGAGGCGCTGCGCGACATGGTCGCTCCCGAGGCCGGCGTCATCCTCGCGCATCACACCAAGAAGCTCAGCAAGCAGCAGGTGAAGGACGATCCGTTCCTCTCGCTCTCCGGCGCCAGCGCGTTGCGCGGCTTCTACACCGCGGGGATGATCCTGTTCCGCCCCGACGAGGAGCGTTCCGAACGTGAGCTCCATCTCGAGCTCCGCAACGGCCCCGCGCTCGCCCCTCTGCTGATCGACAAGCGCGGCGGGCGCTGGGTCGAGCTCGACCGGAAGGGCGAGCGGCTCGTGCGCAAGGATATCGGCCGCAAGCTCGACGCCGAGCGTCTGCGCAAGCAGGACGTCATCCTCGGCATCCTTCTCGACGAGGCAGCAGAAGGCCGGCTGTATGCGACCATGCAGTTCGCCGAGGCCT